TTTCTTTGGAGTGAACTAATTGATGGTTATGAAACATGGATGGACGGTGCAATTCAAACACAATTCAATAAGTTAGCTAACGACAAACCAAAATTATTTAACGAAATTATGTATGATGGAGTATTGGCGGGTAAACCTGCGGCTATGGATAAGTTCGAAAATTTTTCTCAAAAAATTGTTGACACAATTAAGAAGAACCCCCCGAAAATTGAATCCCCTAACTATGATAAAGCAATAGAAGATGAAAATCCGGAGGAAGACGAACAAGAAGATGATTTAGATACCGATGATTGGGACATATTCGATATAGATGATGAAGATTAAATTTAAACCCCCCATTTAGAAATAAGTGGGGGGTTTTATATTTATATAAAAAGATTTATGAGTTTAACAAAAGAACAAGTCATGATGGAATATGTAAAGTGTATGAGGGATACACCTTATTCACTTAGAACATATTTGGAAACATATGACAATACAGTATCAAAATATGTTCCATTGGAATTGTTTCCTGATCAAGTTTCATTATTAGATGATTATGAAAATTTCAATGAAAATATTGCATTAAAGTATCGACAGGCTGGAGTATCTACAGTTACAGCAGCATGGGTGTCTAAGAAAATAGCATTCGCCAAAAAGAACAAACCTGAGAAGATATTGATTATCGCCAACAAATTGGATACGTCACAAGAGATGGCGAATAAAATAAGAATGTTTATTGGACAATGGCCGTCTTGGGTTGGAATTGATTTTTCGGCTGATAAAAATTCTCAAAAACATTATAGGACAAATAACGGATGTGAGGTTAAGGCAGTTGCAACATCAAAGGATGCACTCCGTGGTTTTACACCAACAATTCTTGTATTTGACGAAGCCGCGTTTATTGATGCTGACTCAGACTTTTGGGCGGCTTGTATGGCATCCCTTTCAACAGGGGGTAAAGTTATTGTGGTATCAACACCAAATGGATATGACCCAATTTATTATGAAATCTATAACCAAGCAAATAGGGGTATGAATGATTTCAAAATATCTGAAATGTTTTGGTTTAGAGACCCAAGATACACAAAAGATTTATACCTAGTCAAAACCAAAGATACGGTTCACTATCTACTCAATAAAACCGAGTACAACAAAGAAGATATAATAAGTTGGGAACATATCCCATTTGAAGATAGAAACTTCGAAGAACTCAAAATTATGATGGAAACTGGGTATAAACCCTGTTCATCTTGGTTTGAGGGAATGGTAAAGAAATTGAAATACGATAAGAGAAAGGTATCTCAGGAGTTGGAATGTAATTTTCTTGGTTCAGGTGATAACGTATTTGATTCATTATTAATGCAAAAAATAAAGGACAATTATATTAAAGAACCTCAAAATAAAATGATGGGTAATTCTTTATGGATATGGAAAGAGCCTGTGATGGGACACAAATATGTTATGGGTGTGGATGTTAGTAGAGGGGATAGTGAAGACTTTAGCTCATTCCAAATTATTGATTTTGATGAAAGAGAACAAGTTGCCGAATATGTGGGAAAACTACCTCCAGATACAATGGCGGAAATATGTTATAAATGGGCTAATATGTACAACTGTTTTATTGTAATTGATATAACTGGAGGTATGGGTGTATCCACTTCAAGGAAATTACAAGAAATGAATTATAAAAATTTATATGTTGATGGTGTTGATTTAGCAAATAAATGGAAATATGATCCAAAGGCACTAGATAAAATTCCTGGTATTAACTTTAACAACAAAAGGGTTCAGATTATTGCATCATTTGAGGAAGCGATGAGACATGAGTTTAAAATATATAGTTCAAGGTTATTTGATGAGATGAATACATTTATTTATGTGAGTGGTAGGCCTGATCATCAAAAGGGGCAACATGATGACTTAATTATGTCAATTGCAATGGCGACATATGTTGCAGAATCATCTTTCAGTAGTTTAGAAAGAGTTACGGAACAAACAAAAGCAATGTTAAACTCATGGTCTGTGTCCAATAATGAAAATATGGGTAAACAATTAGAATTTAATCCAGTAATACCATATGGACAAGAAAGAATCAATCAGAGAAATCAAAATGTGAGTAAGGAAGAATATATGAAATACTCTTGGTTATTTGGAAACCAAAGAAGATAATATTTATAAATAAAAAAATATGGGATTAGTTAATAGAAAAAAATCAGGTAAAATTTCAGCAAACGGAAGATTAGTAGTTTCAGGTCAAAACCCGATAACTCTTAATCCTGGTGGCAAAACCGAAATTAACCAACAGAAAGGAAACACTAACAATGGCACAAAACAATAAGTGTTTAATTTTTATTAATTAGAATTAGATTTTAAATTATGGAAAATAAAGAAAAAAATATGACGGTTTGGCAAAGGTTATCACACGCTTTTGGACCAAATGCTCTTTTAAATCAGGACTACCCAACATACAAGTTTGATAAAAAAGAACTCTTGAGGACAACTTCTAAGCAAGAGTATGAAACGGAGTTATTACAAGCACAACAAACTTACTACTTAGGTAATCAATGGACAAAGATTGAAAGTAATCTTTATACTCAAGCAGTTTATTATGAACCAACCCGATTGGCTTCGTTTTATGATTACGAATCTATGGAATTTACTCCGGAAATATCAACAGCATTAGACATTTATGGGGAAGAATCTACGACAGTAGACCATAATGGATATATGTTACAGATATATTCGGAATCAAAACGTATTAAAAGTATATTAGCTGACTTATTCAATAATGTTCTTGATATTAATACCAACTTACCTATGTGGACAAGAAACACTTGTAAGTATGGTGATAACTTCGTTTACTTAAAACTAGATCCTGAAAAGGGTGTTGTTGGTTGTATGCAATTACCAAATATTGAAATTGAACGTTTGGAAAGAGGTATGCCGGCTCAAGCAAGTAGACAAAATGTTGATGAACCAGCCGAAAACAAAGGTTTAAGGTTTAAATGGAAAGTTAAAGATATGGAATTTAATTCTTGGGAAATTGCTCACTTCAGATTGTTGGGTGATGATAGAAAACTTCCATATGGTACATCAATGTTGGAAAAGGCAAGACGTATTTGGAAACAACTATTATTGTCTGAAGACGCTATGTTGATATATAGAACATCAAGAGCACCTGAAAGAAGGGTATTCAAAGTGTTCGTAGGTAATATGGATGATAAAGATGTTGAAGCGTATGTACAACGTGTTGCCAATAAATTTAAACGTAGTCAAGTTGTAGATTCGGCAACTGGTAATGTTGATATGAGATTCAATCAGATGGCGGTTGATCAAGATTATTTTATACCTGTCAGAGATGCCGCTCAAACAATGCCGATTGAAACTTTGGCGGGTGGTACAAACTTGGGAGAGATTGCGGATATTGAATACATTCAAAAGAAACTATTAACTGCTTTACGAGTACCCAAAGCCTTTTTGGGTTTTGAGGAACCTGTTGGGTCTGGTAAAAATTTATCATTAATTGATATTAGATTTGCTAGGACAATTAATAGAATTCAAAAATCAATGATTGCTGAAATGAATAAGATTGCAATCATACACTTGTTTTTATTAGGGTTTGAGGATGAATTAAATAACTTCACATTAGGATTAACTAATCCTTCAGCTCAAGCTGACTTGTTAAAAGTTGACATATGGAAAGAGAAGTTTGCGGTTTATAAAGAAGCAACAACTGCGGGACAAGAAGGGATTATGCCTGTGTCAATCACATGGGCGAAAAAACATATTCTTGGGTTGTCAGATGAAGAAATTAAGGTTGATTTACAACAACAAAGAATTGAGAGAGCTGTTGGTGCTGAATTGACAAATACGGCGACTATTATTACTAAAACTGGAGTGTTTAGTAATATCGATAAATTATATAGTACTCAGTCAGGAACAACTCAAGGTGGAGGAGCAACACCACCACCACCTCCAGGTGGAGGCGGAGAAGGGGGAGGAGTACCACCACCTCCAGGTGGAGAACCTGAATTAGCACCTGAATCATATAAAAAAGAT